TTTCAAACTTCAAATGCTGTTGGTGAGCGTGAGCAACTAGCAGACATTATTTATAAAATTGATAGTGATGAAACACCTATCTTTTCATTAGCAAAAAAAGAAACAGTGAATGGAACTTTAGTCGAATGGCAAGTTCAAGAACTAGCTTCAGCAGGACAAAACAGTCTTAGTGAAGGTGCAGATGCAACTTATGCAACTCCAACTGCTACAACAAGACTTAACAACTACACTCAGATCTCAGGGAAAGACTTCTCTATCTCAGGTACTTTGGAAAGTGTTGATAAAGCAGGAAGAGCAAAAGAAACTGCTTACCAATCAGTTCTTAAAGGACTTGAGTTAAGAAGAGACATAGAGAAAATTGTCGGAGATCTTAACGTAGCTAAGTCAGGTTCTGAGCCTCGTAAGTCAGCAACTTTAGTGACATGGATGACAAATGGAGATGCTACTCCTTCTGACATCGCATTTGGAACTGGAGATGGATCTGACGTTGCAGATTTAACTGGAACTGAAGCCTCTTTGACTTTAGCCAAAATTGACAATGCTGTAACACAAGCATGGCAAGATGGTGGTAAGCCAAGAGTTTTAGTTTGTGATGCAACAAACAAAGCTAACATTTCTGACTTATCTCAAGCAGGAACAAATCTTGTTACAAATCAGGTAAACACAACTGCGAGTTCTGCTCCTGCATTTGTTGGATCTGTATCAGTTTACTTAACTGACTATGGAACACTTGATTTAACTCCTTCAAGATTTATGTCAGATGACAAGTTATTCATTATTGATCCTGATCATATTAAGATCGGAACTCTTAATGGAAGAAACTTTTCAAAGACACAGCTTGCACAAACTGGAGATGCAATCAAAGAGCAAATCATTTGCGAATGGGTATTGATGCCAACAGCACCAAAAGCACATTCAGCAGTTATTGGTTTATCAGGTTCTTAATAACTAACTATGAGGGGGCGATTAATTTCGCCCTTTCTATTTTTAAGGGAAAACAATGTCGAGATTAATATCAAGAAATCCATATTCAAAAAAAGAAACTTTTTGGCATGACAATAACGATGGCACTTACACCATTGAGACAAAACAACATATTAAAGAAGTTTTGGATGCCAACAAAAGAAAGTCAAATGACTATGAAAAAGGATCAATGATTGGGAATACTCAGAAGCATTGGCAACATATAGCAGAAATACCAAATACCTTATATTTGGAACTCACACAAAAGTTTGGAGATCCAACTAATAATCCTGAAGCCTCTAAGAAGTGGCGGACATGGCTTAACGATAGTGACAATAGATTTTTTAGAACTGGCGGAGGCTCAATGTGAGTATATCAACATATTCTGAGTTAAAAACTGCTGTAGCTAATTTTTTAGCTAGAACAGATTTAACTGATCAGATACCTAACTTTATTCAGTTAGCTGAAGCAAGATTATCTAGAGAATTAGAAACTAGAGATCAGGAAAAAAGAGCAACCGCAACTTTAACTAGTGGCGATGAGTTCATAGCACTTCCAACCGATATGCGAGAAATCAGGGAAATAAAATTAAATACGTCTCCGAATGTCGTGTTGGAATATAAAAGTCCTACAGCCTTAGATACAACTTATACTGGTGCTTCAGGCAGACCAGTTGCATATTCTATTGTTGGCGGAGAGTTAAAGGTCAGACCAATTCCTGACGATAGCTATACAGCCGAAATAATCTACATAGGAAGCCTTAGTGCCTTATCAGATACTAATACAACAAATGTGATGTTAACTCGTCACCCTGATGCTTATTTGTCAGGTAGTTTAGTTGAGGCTTACACCTACTTAATGGATGAACAAAGGGCATCAACTTACGATGCTAAGTTTACAAGATCTATAGAAGAGATAAGAAAAGACGAACAACGATCTCACTATGGAACTGGTGCTTTGCACATATCATCAATCTACGCAAAAATGTCATCATAGGAGAAATAAATGTCGGCAATGTCAGATTATCTAGAATTAAAATTTCTAGACCACTTTACTGGAACAGCATCAACTTCTGCACCTTCCGCAGTCTATTTAGGACTATCTACTGGTAGTTTAGCTGATGACAATTCAGGAACAGAATTATCAGGAAGTAACTATACAAGAAAAGCTATAACTTTTGCTTCTGCATCTTCAGGATCAATAGCAAATAATAGTGCAGTCGAATTTAATAGTGCAACTGGCTCATGGGGTACAGTTTCTCATTTTGGAATTTACGATGCCAGTAGTTCAGGCAACCTTTTATTTCATGGTGCATTTTCAGCATCAAAAGCAATCGCAACTGGAGATATATTAAAAGTAGCAAGTGGTTCTTTAACAATTTCTGCTACATAATTTAAGGCTTTATTATGGCAGTAGGCATTCCAAATCTAGATCAGATTACAACTCCACTTGATGAAATATCAGGCACATTTGATGAGTATACATTAGAGCAATTAGACAGCTTTGGTAACATCGATAGTTTAGGAACTTTAAATGTAGATGTTATAGGTTTTCAAGATTTACTAAAAGTTGATTGGTCAAATCCTACACTTGAACAATTAGATGCGTGGGGAAACTTAGACAGCCTTCCTGCGGTAAGCCTTGAAAGTATATCTAGTTTTGCAGTAAAGAATTTTGTTGCTAGTATATCAACTTCAGCTTCAGTAAGTGCTGAGATACAATTTTCAATATTAATTGAAGGATCTGTCTCGACCAGTGCAAGTACGAGTGCAAGTGCTGTTAAGATCAGGACTGCTTCTGCAAGTATTGCGACAACCGCTTCAGTTACATCAACCCCTACTAGAATTAGAACTATGGGGGCAACGACTGCTTCGGTTGGATCTATATCAGCGACAGCTAATTATACAGTTGGATTTGGTGCGAGTATAAGCACAAGTGCCACGATCTCAGGATCAGCAATCAGGGTGCAACAGCCTTCTGCGAGTGTTGCAACAAGTGCCTCAATATCTGCAACTGCAAATGTAGTTGTTTTAATTACTGGTGCAATATCAACTGAGGCGAGTGTAACATCTACTCCTAATTTTGAGGTAAATGTTTCTGCAAGTCCTGAGAGTTCAGCAAGCATAACTGCCACAGCAAAGATTGTTGGTGAAGATTGGTCTGAGATTGAAGATGGATCTGAGACATGGACAATACAAAATATTGGTTCAGAAGTATGGACAACTCAAAATGTTGGAAGTGAGGTTTGGTTACAGCAATGATTAAGTTTGGAGAATGGTTGCCTGATCAACCTGATTTAGAAAATGCAGGAGTTACAGTTGCCAATAATGTTATCCCTGCTATTTCAGGCTATAGACCAATAAACAGATTTCAGTCTGTATCAAATGCAGGCGATGCTATTTTAAAAGGTATATTTGCCTCAAAAGATAATTCAGATAATGTTAAGTTGTTTGCAGGAAATGCCAGTAAATTATATGAATTTAGTGCATCAAATTCTAATTTAACCAGTATTGGAAAAGGTGGCGGATATTCTCTATCTGATAGTGAAAGATGGAGATTTGTTCAGTTTGGAACAAGTGTCATTGCTTCAGGTGGTATTGGAGAGACACTTCAAGAATTTACATTAGGAACTGATACCGCTTTTGCTGATTTAGCCAATGCTCCAAAAGCTGACTTTATGGCAGTTGTCAGGGATCAGGTTTGGATTGCCAATTTGGATGAAGGCTCAGGTCGGATTCCATATAGGACAAGATGGTCAGGCATTAATGATGCAACCAGTTGGACTGTAGGAACTGATCAAGCTGATTTTCAGGACATTGTAGATGCAGGGGCAATAACTGGATTAGTTGGCGGAGAATATGCAACTATACTTTTAGAAAAAGCTATTTGTATTGCTCAATATGTCGGTACTCCATTAATCTACCAGATTGACAAAGTAGAAACGCAGAGAGGTTGTGCTTATTCAGGATCGGTTGGAAACGTAGGTCGGCTTATATTTTATTTGGCGGAAGATGGTTTCTATCAGTTTGATGGGAAATCGAGTACACCAATAGGTGCTGAGAAAATAAACAAGTTTTTCTTCAAAGATTTTAATAGTGCTTTTGACTATAAGATGAGTTGTGCAGTAGATCCACAAAACCAAATAGTTGCGTGGTCGTATGTGTCTAACTCTAATACTTCAGGAACAACTCCTGATAAATTATTGATGTATAATTATGCTGTTGGTAAATGGTCTATAGCTGAAGTTTCAGCAGACTTAATATCTCCATTTTATACAGCAGGATATACATTAGAGGGATTAGATAATTTAAGTGCGACACTAGAAGGATTGCCTGCACCATTAGATAGTAATTTATATAAAGGTGGTAACTTTCTATTTGGCGGTAGCTTGTTAAATAAAATATATGCTTTTACTGGTCAGCCACTAGATGCCACGATTGAGACCGCAGAGTTTGCAATCAATAAAGGTAAACATTCACTGGTAACAAGGACAGTTCCTTATTTCAGAGATGGGGCAGTTACAATGCAAGTTGGGGCAAGAGATCGTCAAGATGATGATGTCGTGTTTTCAACTGCGAATAGCCTGACAGATGAGGGTTTTGTTCAGCATAGATCTCAGGGTCGATTTCATAGAATTAGAATGAATATTTCAGGATTTTGGGATTTTGCTCAGGGGGTTGATATTGAAGGTCAACCATTAGGTAGAAGATGACAAGAGTTAATAACTACAGAAG